GCAAGCGGAGATTCTCCCTATAAAATGTTTCAAGATATTATGGGCGATGATCGCTTGATGCCTGCTGACAATAGGGTAAACTATGGTATATCACTAATTAGGGCAAAGATTGCAACAGAACAACTTTACATATTTGAATCTTGTGTTGAAACCCTCAAGGAGATGCGATTATATCGTTTCAAAGAAAATGGTGACATACACAAGGTTGATGACGATTTGATGGATGCATTGCGATATTGCGTAACCGCTTGGGACAAAGCAGTATCACCACCTGATCTAAATCATAAGTATGAGATAAACTATGAATGGAAGCCAATTAATAAAAGAATCGGTTACTAGGAGATATAATGGGTCAAGAATTTGGAACTATAGAAGCAGGCAAACCAGTTAGTATAACTTCTGGATTAGCCAAACTAGTTCAAGATAAGTTTACTTGGTGCAGAAACTTACGCTTTTTGCAACAAGAAAAATGGCTGTCGGCTAAGATGGCCTTTGATGGTATTGATTACTATGGCGCTGAAGAGGATGCCAATCAATCAGGCATTTATTTAAACTTCACGCAGATGAAAACAATGGCGGCTTATTCTCAGATTATGTCTACGATGACTGGGCCGCAGGGTTACCCTTGGTATATTCAACCAACACCTGATCCCGAATTGGTTCGTTTAGGCTTTACCAACACTCAAGAAGCAGAAAAGAATCCAGCATTACCATCTGACCTTAAAGACAATATCTTAAAAGCAAACATTGCTTGCGATGGTATGCGAGTCAAAATTGCAGATAATTTAGAAGAAACCCATTGGGAAGAAAAGTTTGCCCGTGGAGTTTTAGATATGGTTATATTGGGAACTATGGTAGTAAAAGGGCCGTTTGCCGCACCGCCAGAACCCAAGAAATGGATGCTGGTAGACGAAGACGAATCAAATGTAATGGACAAAATAAAAGGCGCAATTGGTATGATTAGAGCCAAAAAGCAAGTGTATAAACTTGTTGCACCTAACGAAGACCCAAGACCCGACTTTGAAATTGTTTCTCCCTTTGAATTTTATCCCGACCCGTCCGCTTTTTGTATTGAAGACTGTATGTGGGTTGTTCATCGAAGAGTATTAAACAAATCACAGTTAGTAGATTTAGCAAAGATAGATGGTTTTAAAGCAGATGAAATTGAAAAATGCTTAGACGCTTACCCCAAAGGTAATTGGACTGCTGAGACTTGGGAAAGCCGAGTCTATGCGCTTAATCAAAGGCAAACACCCTTGTCTCGTGGTGATCGATTTGTAGCGCTTGAGTATTGGGGTTATGTATCGGGCCGTGAGTTAGAACTTGCTGGTGTTGATATGCCAGATGGATATGATAAGCATAAACAATATATGGCTTGTATTTGGTCTATTGGTTCTTACTGCATTAAAATTGCTATTAGCCAATTGGAAAAACCATACATCCCGTTTATGGTATGCCCCTACGAAAAAGTCCTATACAACATCTGGGGTCGTGGTATTCCAGAAAAGATGCGTGACCCACAAGATATTGTGAACGCAGCGGCTCGTGCAATGGTAGACAATATGGGTATCGCTGCTGGGCCTCAAGTCATTTACGACACAAGCCGAATGATTAACGGATTTAAGTTTGAAGGCATCAAGCCTTGGGGCGTGTGGCCTCTTAAGACGCTTGAGGGATTAACGGCCCCGCCCGTTACCTTTGTACCTGTGCCTAGTATTTTGCAAGAATTAAAACTGTTGCAAGATAATTTCAAGATGTTTATTCAAGAAGTGACCTCAATGCCTGATATGACATCTGGGTATTCAAATTCCGCAGCAGGTCAACACAACAGAACAGCATCGGGTATGAGTATGCTGTTTAATGCTGCAACAACATATACCAAGGGTGTTGTTTTTAATATCGATAATAACATTACTAAGCCAATGATCAGACGCATCTACGATTGGAATATGCAGTATTCTAGCGATATGATGATTAAGGGTGATTTCAACATTAGTGCTGGTGGTGTATCTAGGCTTATGCAAAATGAAAGCAAAGAAGGCTCTATGCAACAACTTGTTCAGTTGGTGCAAGACCCAGATTTCAAACCCTACATTAATAAGATTGCTATTCTTAAAGAATGGGTCAGGTTACACGGGTTTGACGATACGGATATGATCAATTCAGATCAACAAGCCGAGCAAATTAAACAAAATATGATGCAACAAGAGGCTCAGATGGAACACTTAAAGAATGTTCCCAGACTTCGTGCGGAGATGCCAAGGCCGGATGCTCTACTTGAAATGCTGCAAAATACGGAACCCACAAGTCCCGCATATCCCGCAATTTATGAGCAAGTTGCTTTGTCTCAGGATGCAATGACTCCGTCTATGAAATTGGCTTTAGATATCATTAAGGCTCAAACACTAGCAGCATCTCAACAACAATTACAATTGCCACAAGAGTTGCAAACTCAACAGCAATCAATGCCTGATGATTATCAAAGAGCAGGCGGGTTCCCAGAAACGATACCACAACAAGTTCCAAGCGCACCTCAGCAGGGTATGCCTATGCCACCTCAGATGCCACCACAAGGTATGCCATTGGAATAGTGTGATATATTAATAAGTATTGAAAGCAAACAACTTGAACATTAGAGAAAAACAATTAGAAGAAATTAAACCTGTAGTTAATAGCCCTTACTGGGCTAAGATACAGGATTTAATTGATTCTCTTATTTCCGAAAAAAGAGATTCTCTTGAAAGGGTTTCTACTTTTGAAGAAGTATTAAGACTTCGTGGAAACATTGAAGCCTTTAAGGAGATCAAAAATTTAGATGAAGCAATTAAATTATTTGATGAGAACACCAACCCACAATCCCGTGGGCGTGAGTCTCAATTATATATGACCAAGCCATAAGGCCGTCAGGGAGTTAGATATGCCAAGTAAGCGTGATGAAATCCGTGAAAATGCTAAACGAGCCGATGCTCTCGCACAGCAGTTAGCGGCAGAAGGTGGCCTGTTTCCATCTGAGGGTGCAAAATCTAAAGTTTTCACCAATCAGTTACCAGACCTATCTGCCCCGACAACTGAACCTGTTGCTGAAGTTGCAACGGAACCGCAAGCGGAAACGAAGGAAGTTGATACAGTCACAAGTCCGAGTGCCAACGAAACCCAAACTGTTGATTCTACCGAAGATTCTCTTGTTTCGGAAAAGCAATACAAGTCTGCTGTTAAAGCAATGAATGAGGCCCAGCGTAAGGCCGCTGAAACCGAAAGATTGCTAAAACAACAGGCTGAAGAAAACGAAAGATTCAAAGCGGAATTAGAGGCTATCAAACAACAAATGAATCAACCCGCACAGGCAATCGGTGCTTCCCTTGTAAACCAAGCATTAGATAAGTGGAAAGAAGAATATCCCGATACGGTGAATATTAATCTTGAAACTGCAAATGCCGTGAAACAAGAAGTTAAGCAACTCATTGATTCAAGACTTTACAGCGTAGAAGAACAACTTAAAAAGTCTCGTGCCGAACAAGAACATTTCAAACTTCTTGAACAAATTCGGCTTCGTGATGAAAAAATTAAGCAACATCATAGCGACTACGATGATGTTCGTTTATCTGACGACTTTAAGACTTGGGTTTATGGAGAAGCCCCATCTATTTACCAAGGCGTGTATGAAGGAACTATCCCTTTTAACGACAGGGATGCTGTAAAAATTATGGATGATTTTAAAGCCTACAAGAGTTCAGTTGATTCAAACAAGCCTGTCGTTTCACGGCCCAAGCCAAGCGCAGCAGAAGTTTCTCCAAAGATTAACGCTGCTGTTAGTTCGGATATGGGTCAAACTAATGAACCTGATTTTACTGCCGAGGACTTACAAAGATTACCTTATATGATTAACAGAATTAAAAACCCTGCTGAACGCAAGGCTTTAATGGATAAGGCTGATCGATTTATGTCTAGGCAATTATCTAAAACAAAATAATTTTTTAAGGAATCATCAAATGCCGAGTCCATATACTTTAACAACTGGCGCCGATGGTTACTACCAAAAACTTTCTGCTGAATTTACCGTTCTTTCTAAGACGGTTGATTTTGCTAAATTTACTGGTAGTGCTGCTGGTGTCGCTGGTGACATTGCAAAAATAATCACCATTCCCGCAAACTTTCAAGTTCAAAGCGTTTCTGTCGTAGTTGTAACTGCTTCGAC